ATTTAGTTTTTGAGTCTATTGCTAATACCGTTCAAAATGACCCTGAGTTATCGCAGTATTCCGATGTTCCATATCTTTTAAAGATAAAAAAGACATCTAGAAGATTTATTACTCGCTTCCGCGGAGATAAAAAATTAGAAATACAATTTGGAGCGGGCGTTTCGACAGACTCGGATGAAGAAATTGTACCTAATCCGAATAATGTAGGATTCTCATTAAATGGCCTTCAATCTCAAATTGACCATCCAATTGATTCTTCAAATTTTATGTATACGAAGAGCTATGGAATAGCGCCTTCTAATACAACACTTACGGTAAAATATACTACCGGCGGAGGAATCCAATCAAATGTTGCTGCAAATACATTAAAAAATATTGCAGATATTCAATATGAAATTGACTCACAAGGATTAGATGATGTATTGCTTCGACGTATTAAAGCATCGGTAGCAGCAACAAATCCAAAGCCAGCGTCGGGAGGTAAAAGTGAAGAGTCGTCTGAAGATATCAGACAAAATGCAATGGCAAATTTTGCTGCTCAAAATAGAACAGTAACAGCATCGGATTATGCAATACGTGCATATTCAATGCCACCTAGATTTGGAAGTATTGCAAAAGCATATATTATTCAAGACCAACAACTCAATCCTGAAAATGGTCAAGAAATGGTTGCAAACCCGTTAGCACTCAATTTATATACTTTAGGATATGATGGAAATGGAGCATTCGCGCCGTTAAATAAAGCAGTTTTAACGAACTTAAAAACATATTTGAATCAATATAGAATGTTAACAGATGCTGTTAATATTAAACAAGCATTTGTTATTAATATCGGACTTCAATTTGAAATTATTACAAGACCAGAATATAATTCTAATGACGTATTAATAAAATGTATTGCTAAATTAAAATCAATATTCAATAATAAAATGTGGCAAATTAACCAACCTATTGTAATGTCAAAATTATATACAGAGTTGGATAAAATTGAAGGAGTTCAATCAGTCACATCAATTAAAATTGCTAACTTATATGATGTTAGTGCAGGATATTCAGGAAATGTATATGATATTGAAGCAGCAACAAAAGCTGGCGTAATATATCCTTCATTGGATCCTAGCATATTTGAAATAAAATATCCCAACCAAGACATTATTGGAAAAGTAGTATCTTTATAATTTATAAAACATGATTTGGTCAATACCGGCATTACAAGACGCGACAATATATGAAATGGACCCGTATAGAAATACAGGTCTAGACCAAATATTGGAATTGCGAAAGCAAGGCGATAGCACTACGTCTGATTTAAAAGAATCAAGAATTTTAATTAAATTTGATCTAGACACATTAAGCAGTGTATTAACTAGTAATAGTATTAGTATAAACGACGTAACTGCTAGTTTAAAATTATTTACAGTACAAGAGTCAGCATTACCAAAATCATATTCTATACAAGCTAAATTAGTTGCTGACGAATGGGAAAATGGTTCGGGGTATTTAACTTATCCCGCAGGATTAATTACTCAGACTGCTGTAACCGACGGAGCTACTTGGAATGCAGTAGCTGGGACAGGTTCACTAAATTGGGTTGATACTTCAACCGTTAGTGCGGAATATGAATATGCAACTACGTCAGGAGGAGGTACTTGGTATACAGCGTCTTTAGCTTCTCAAACATTTAGTTTTAAAACTGCCGATGCTGTAAGTATTAATGTAACTGACGCAGTTACTTCATTATATAATGGCGATTTTTCAAATAATGGATTCTTAGTATCATTTAATTATAATGATATTACTGCTAGCTTATATCCAACGACAACTATACAATTTTATAGTTCTGAAACGACTACCGTATATGAGCCGCAGCTATTTATTGAGTGGGCCGGAACACAAACATATTCTATTGGCTCACTTACTGCATCAACATATGAAGATAGTCCAATTATATATACTAGAAATTTCAAAGGAGAGTATCCTGTCAATACAAAAAATAGAATTTTAATTGCCACCAGAGATAAGTATCCTAGAAGAACGTTTGGACAAAATTCTGATTTTTCGACAATAAAAGCTCTCCCAGCTAATACGTATTATCAAATTCGGGATGCGCATAACGACCAAATCATTATTCCATATAGCTCAGGAACAAAAGTAAATAGTAATACGTCTGGAGCTTATTTTGATTTTTATTCTACTATGATGTATGCTGAACGATATTATAAGTTTGAATTAAAAGTAGAATTTGATGGTATTACTTCATACTTTAGTTCAAATGACTTTATTTTTAAAATTACTAATTAATGTCTAAATCTAATTATCATTTACATGAATTTGATCCCGTTAAGATCATTACGGGAGAAATTGATCCATACGCAGTAGAGTCAGCTAAATTTGAACCATATACTCGAAATGCTAAAGGAACTTCAGTTATTGATAAGAATGCAGATTTAACGTATGGGAGAACATTAATTAGCTTACAAACTTCAAAAAGTACTCAAACAAAATTTAATCAAGTTGTTAGTATAGAATTTGAAGAATTTGTAGAGCCTACTAATAACGCAACTGCTTTCTTAAAAGCAAAATTAGAAACTCTAGAAAAATCAAAATCTTTATTAACTGCACAAGCTGACAGAAAAGATTCTAAAATTGTTCAACTTGAAGATGAGATTGAAGGGTTAAAAACGGCAATCGCGGAAGGCACGTATAATATAGCACCGGAACCAAATAACGTTCCTGATACATTGTTTGCTAATAAACTCTTATATGCAGACAGGACCGGAAACCCAGGCGCACCATTCGCCCCTAAAATACAAGACCGTTTATTATCTATTAATAGAACAGCAATAGCTCGCATTCAGCAAGATGGTAATTTTATTATTGAGACCGGTCAATTTGACTCAGATGGGCAGCCTATAGAAGGAACCACTCCAGAAGTAAAAACAGCATTTGGATGGAACCAGGGTCGAAACCAATCAGTGTCAGCAGTTCATTTATATGCGCCAAATAACGACAATGGTCAATTAGAAATCGTACGTCTTAGTCCATGGGAAGTTGCGTGGGGATCGGGTCGTCAAAAATTAGGTAATGATGCCCGATTAGTTTTAGATGACTCCGGAGTCTTAACTTTATACGCCGGCGACAATCCAAGATGGTCTTCCTATAGTATCTAAGATACCTTGAATATCTAGATTAGATATTTATTAATAAAGATCAGTATCCGATGCTATCAGTTTATTCGAATAACAAAGAACTTTTAAAAACAACAAGCTCGACTTTAGCAAAGCGCCTAGAGTCCGTTGACTCTGCGTTATTAGATTCTAGAAAATTTTCTGTGTCATTTAAAGACAATTTCCGACCGAAGTTGGAAATGCACGTCTACACTCCTGATGGCGCGTATTTATTTGGAAAACATGACGCAATGTTTTCAATTGAAGATAATGTTAGTGAGTCTAATTTATTAGGATACCAACATTTATCAATTGACGTAAATTCAGAGTTAGATTCATTAGGCATTTCTAGGGGGTCGTATAAATTAGTTTATAACTTACTTGATAATGTCGTAGGTAGTTATGACTCACAGAAATTATGGATTAAAGAAATATCTCCTAGTAGACGCGAATTGCGTTTGCAATTAGTTGATAATTCAAATACTTCATTATTAGCACAAGTACAAAATTTTCGTAATAGGTGGAATGAACTCACTGAAGATGATATATTTAATTCATTTGTATTAAATTTCGGATTCAATGAGACATATCAAATTATTAACGCAAAATTTGAAATAAATTATACAAAGACTCCAGAGATTATAGTAAGGTTGTATAACCCACTACCAGCAAAATTTGGAGAAAAAAGTAAAGTATGGATTTCTGAAGAAATAATAGATCCAATACTTGAGACATTAACGATTGTCCCAAAACACGTACCAGACCCAGTAACAAACCTGGCTCCTCCAAATTTTGAATTAGAAGAGTTTGATGGATTTTCAACAGCAACTAGCTTTAAGTCTTGGAATGATTTATTAAGTTCAAATCTATCAACATCGCAGCAAATTATTGATGCGCAATTTTCTGGAAGTTTATCTGGAATTAAATTAAACATCAATTTTAGAAATTTTGAAAATTTTATACATTATAGCTCAGCAACAGAACGTGTTAAAAATTTCAAATACAAGCTCGAATTAATCGAGTATTATACAACTAGAATACAAGCTGTATCGGTTATTAACGGTGGCGACATAACGCAAAATAACCTAGCTAATTTATACCAGTCTAGAAACGGCGTAGTAAGCACATTTGACGATTTTGAAAAGTATTTATTTTTCGAATCTACTGGAAGTAGGATATATACACATTATGATAATACAACTGGCTCCGTAGATCCGTGGCCAAAAACAACCCCAACCCCATTAACTTGGCAAGATGCTTGGATGGCTTGGTCAACAGCAGCAACTCAATGGCAAATTGGTAGCGCTCCTGACCCATATGGATATTTTTCTATACAATCATTAACAACTTCTGCCGAAGGTGAGTCATATTACGAAAATTTATTAGAGCAGGCTGAAATCTATGACAAATTTAATATTCATAGATTAGATAAAACGATACCTGCACATATTATTGACACCGGCGAAAACGAAGAATTTGTATTATTTGTTAATATGCTAGGACAGCATTTTGATATACTGTGGACGTATATTAAAAATTTAACAAAAATAACTTCTAGGGAAGAGCATCCTAAAGATGGTATGGCAAATGATTTGCTATATCATGTTGCTGACTCAATGGGCTTCCAATTATTAAATGGTAAGTCGACTTCAGAATTATGGAAATATGCGTTAGCGGTCGACGAATCTGGAACAGCTATTAATTCAGGCGTCACGGGCGTTCAGTCATTACCTGATGACGTATATACGAAAGAAGTATGGCGTCGAATTGTTAATAACCTACCGCATATTCTAAAAAATAAGGGTACTTCTAGATCAATTAAAGCATTAATATCTTGTTTTGGTATTCCTTCGAGCGTATTAACAGTTAAAGAATATGGCGGGCCGACAACGTTTACCGAATTAGATCATTTTCCAGAATACGTGCATGATGTATATCATTATACATGGCATTCAAACCAAAATACAGGTTCACTAAATCTGCCAGTAACTCAATATGTTAATGGTCAAGGAAATACTGTACCAGCAAATACATTAGAATTTAGATTTAAAACAGATTCAAATTACGTATATAGCTCAGGAAGTCATTTAAATATTGCTTCAATTAGTAGTGGTAGCGTTAGTGATTATTATAATTTAGTTCTTACTAAAGAAACTAATGACGATAGTGAAGGAACATTAACATTATTTTCAAAAGATGGAAATGCAGTATCAGCGTCAAATTTACAAATATTTGATGATTCATGGCACTTAATAGCTATTGAAAATGTTGATAGCGTAACTTCACTTAAAGTAACTAAAACTTTATACGGAAATAAAATTTATATTCAATCCTCTAGTTTTGGCACAACTGAAGATATTTGGCCAACAACCGGAACAGAATATATTACATTTGCCAGCGGCTCACGAACTTTACCATCGTCAGTATCACTTCCTAATGGGACTAGCGTTTCAAATTTAGAAAAATTTTATGGACACTACCATGAAGTTAGATTATGGTCAGCCTCATTAAATGATGCAACTTTAATTGAACACGCAGCATCCCCTAGCACATATACATTTAATGTAGACCGACTTACTTTAAGTAATGGATCAGAAGCATCAAAACCATATGATCATTTATTCCAGCGATACACATTATCAACAAAAGGAATTTTAAGTGGTTCGTTTTACCAAACTTCAACTCATCCTAATCAAAAAATTAATACAGGTTCTTTATATTTTGCGGGATACCCAAATTCAGGGTCTATTAATTTTGAAGGATTTGAAGAGACATATTATACGCCATCTCCGTCATTAGGTACAAATACTTTATTTACTAGTAAAGTAAGAATAGAATCTTCTAGTTTAGATCCTAATAGAAGATTAAATACTAAAACTAGGGTAGAAAGAAGTTCATTTGACAAATATTCTGTAGATTCAAATCGTTTAGGGGTATATTTTTCGCCTCAAACTGCAATTAATGAAGATATATTTAACCAATTAGGATATTTTGAAATTGACGACTATATTGGAAATCCAGGAGATACGTATAGTGACCATTACAAAGACTTAAATAATTTTGCAATACAGTATTGGAAAAAGTACGAAAATAGAAACGACTTTGAAGCTTATTTCCGAGCACTTTCTATTTATGACTTTACTTTATTTAAGTATATTAAACGCATTTTACCGGCTAGAACAAATGCCATAACTGGTTTAGTAGTTGAGCCAAATGTATTAGAGCGTAGTAAAGTTAAATTGCTCAATAAACCTACGATTGAAAACTTAACTAAAGAAGCAAATATTGATAGGTACCAACCAAATATATTTGGAGCATATCAAGAAATATCAGCATCAATGGAATTCCTTACTCCAGCAGAAGGTACCGTTGCTCCTGATTTATTAGGTACTATTGAAACTGTAGTTGTTGACCCTGTAGTTGAGTTACTAACAAACGCAGAAGCTTCATTAAACATGTTACCTGACGTAATTGGCGATGGTGCTAGCGCGACAGCTGGACTAATATCAGATTTGTTCACTCATAATCGATTAGGATCAGAATATATTGAGCACAAATATATTGGAAAATATAAATTGACTCAAACAGGGTCTTATGTCCCATTACAAACGACAATATATAATCAATTAGAATCTAATCATTATTCTTATACTGATAGCAGTATTAGATATACAGAAATAGATTATGCATATGGAGATCTTTTTGGCCTCAGAACTACAGTGCCAGGCTCGTACTTATTAGTATTAGGGCCTTCTACGGGCGTTTATTATACCCGAGTTTACACAACTTCAGCTCCAGGAACCACTTATCGCCTTGTTATTAATTTTGACGAAGCACTTGATGAAGTTTCAATTTCTACATCAGCAGGAGATGAGTTAGTATATTATTTCCCGAGTGAAATTAATAACAAACAAAAAATTATTGAATTTTATGATACAAAAGGTATAGAGTCGATTCTCATTACCAACGAAATGGGGGAGAGCGAAGACGTATCTATACTTTCTGTATATTTATATAAAATTAATAAGGCTCAAGTTAATACGTTTTTCGGTACGGGGCATGAAAATGCTAGATGGAATGGAAGTAAGTTAGTCGGAGACGCAATTAATGTTGACTCTCCAAATACAGTCGATGGCGGGCCGGTAGTAAAAGTCACTGCCGTAAATCCAAATCAAATTATATTTGCGAACAATCAAGTTACCACTATTGACAAATCGGTAACAGGAACGAAAAATAAATCAATATGATATTAATAAATCTATATGATATTAGATTTTAAAGATAACCATATTTATTAAAAAGATAAAAAAGTTGAAACAACATGGGATACTTAAATAATAGTACAATTACTGTAGACGCTATTCTTACTAAAAAAGGAAGAGAATTATTGGCGCGAGGTAAAGACGAATTTAAAATCACCCAATTTGCGTTAGCAGATGACGAAATCGACTACGATTTATGGAATCCCGCTCACCCACTTGGGTCTAGTTATTATGGCGTAATTATTGAAAACATGCCACTAGTAGAAGCTAGTGCAGACGAATCAAACATTATGCGATATAAGCTCGTTACTTTGCCAAAGAAAACCGCTAGAATTCCTGTTATTGAAGTTGCACAAACATCAATAACATTAACATCTCCAGGTCAAAGAAACACAATCACACCGACTACAACAAACTTTGCATCAGGAAATGCTACATTAGGATATACAGCAATTCTTTCTAATTCAGATGTAGCATCATTACAAGTTGCGACTCCGGTTGCAGCAGGTGTAAGTCCAACGGTACCAAGATTTATTGGAGACTCGGAAGCAGCGCAATCAATTTCTGCGACTGGGTTTGCATTTAATATTATTGCTAAGCAGCAATTAGTATCTGACGTATCCGCTACATTAACTATTATAGGCAATGAAACCGGTGGTAGAACAACACTTAATATAACAGTTAAAAAGACTCAGTTGGCAACCGCATTGAATACCCCAATCGCAAACGCCCAATAAAATAATTAAACATGGCAATATTTAGATCACCATTTTCAGGATTTTCAATTAATCGCCCGACAGCAGTATCAGCAGTTGGCCCGATGTCTTCGACTGTCAGTAGCAGCCCAGTAGCAACATCCGTAGTGCCGCCAGCCTCAATTGGAAATCAAAACTCAGCAAGGGCGACAGCAGAAATGGCTTCTTCTGAAATCGAATTGAGAGCGCAGCAGATCGCTAATCAAATGATGGCCCAGTTAGCAACTCAAAATCAAACAACTTCTTCAGGAAGAGTATTTACTAGATTTGAGCCAGGCGCGGATATTATTGATAACCAAAAAACTTTTGTAACAACGGGATTATGGTCAGGTAACGCTGCGACAATGTCCGCAGCATATACAAGCTCACTCCAAACCGCAGCTTCGAAAGGATATTATTACGATGTATGGAATGGCAGCGCCGCGACTTCAGAATCTCAATTTGCAGTAGCTTGGGGTCATAGATTAGGTTCCGGGTCTAGCGCAGCAGGAACTCTTAACGATTCTCCTTCTAGAGCAGTATATTCTCAATATCGCTTATTATTATTGAATCCAACCGATACGACATTTACATTTGGAGATGGAGATTCTTCAGACAATATTTATGCTCTTAATTTTAATCGTGCTAGAATTAAAGATAAATTAGACCCAGGAAATTGGGAATTGCATTTAACTAATTTAAATGGAGCTAGCCACCCAAATTATGTATACACTGGCTCAAACGTTGCTGCATTATCAACAAATTTTGTATCGGTAGTTGACGATTCGGGAGATACCCAAGAAGCATTAACATTAACAGCAGCAGGTAGAGTATTTAATATTGTATCTGGAACATTAACCGGAGGTATTTATAATAGCAGTTCTCCTTCATATTATGGATTAGTATATCCTGATATGGGTGTTATTGTTTTAAATGGAAATGCGCTTAATACAAACCTAGCATTTAATACAGTATCAGGTTCAAACGTAGCAGGTGATAATGCTTGGAAATTATATACTTCAATTTCTGGAGCAATGTCAAATGATCCATTAAATAGATCGTTCCAAGCACGTAATGAAGAAACAATCACTTCAACTCATTATTTCGTAAGGGTTAAAAATGGCGAATATAATTTCTCAAATAACCCAACGTTTGTAACTGGATCTGTAGGAGAATTTTCTCAACCAACATTTATTAATGATCCTAAAGTATATATCACAACGGTAGGTATGTATAATGATCGTCAAGAATTATTAGCAGTTGCGAAATTAAGTCAGCCAGTACAAAAATCGTTTTCAAACGAGGCATTGATTAAAGTCAAACTAGACTTCTAATTAACGTAGTTAAAAATACCAATAAGTAGGCTCTTTGATATTTATATTAAAGAGCCTATCTACTATATGGGAAAACCAGGAGTATTTAAAAGAATTAATGGCGCAGATAAAACCATTACCCCTTTCAAGGCTTATAAGTCTTGGAGGTACGCAACAACATCTAGTTTATCGGCCGATGGATTAGACAGGCTAGTTGCAATTAAACCTAATCCATCAAAATATTCTGGAAACCGAGTTACATTAAATACTTGGCAAACGGAAAACGATTCTGGGTCAATATTAATTAATACATATAATGATAAAGAGGCTTCTTTAGTTTGGTATAGCTTAAATCATTTATATTATAAACGCGCTGGTAAGCCATATGAGACATTTGGTTATGCAGACCCATATGCTATTGAGAGAACTATATTTGATGAAGCGTCTGTAATATCTATACCGCAAAAGAAATTTGGAGAAGGTATAAAACCGGGATCATTAACATTACATTTAACTAATTCGGAATTAAATTCTGTGTCAATGTCATTGTATGATGACGGAAAGGGTAATCTAATTGACTCCGCATTAAGTGGATCTATTTCCAACGAATTATTATACTTAGGATTTAATTCAATGACATATGAATCAAATTGGACTGAAAGTATAGAAGAAGTTGAAAATATAGAAAATAATTTATTAAGGCCTGTATATGTCGACACGCTAATTAATGAATTAGAGGTAGTTGCTAAAAACGTATGGATTACTCCTAAATATAGTTTACCAACCGGATCACTTAATATTGATTGGGGTAATGCAGCATATTTTAATGGTAACGCTTATATACGTATTCCACATACTCCAGACATAAATTTTAAACAGTCCGAAGATTATGCTGTGTCATTTTGGTTATATAGAGAAGATCTTTCTACAGGCACAGTAGTATCAAAACGAACTACAGGCACCGGCGATTATATATCTAATGGCGTAATGCAAACTGGCGATGTAAATTTTAATATATCTCAGTATCCATTTAACATTGAATTAGCTGCTGGTAGTACTAATTCATTAATTGCAAAAATATCCGATGGATCATCAACCGCAA